GGTACCGGGGATCTCCACCCCGTTTACCTCTTGAAATATAATCCACCGTCGCTTCTCCCGATACACACAGGTGTAAAGATCAACCTGTTCTATCTTACCCTTCTGATACCCAGCTTCAGCAGTTCCCCCAAACCCCAGCATCTCTTGAAGCGCAGGGTCAAGTATGTCAGGCGTGATGCCTTCCTTGGTAGCGATTGCCAATACGGTTCCACTGGGGTCGCGCTTGACTACATAACTGTCCAGCCCGTAGACCCTCACGTTGTCATCATCGGGGACATACAAAAGGGAGTTACCACATACAATCAAATGCTTGAGAGCTTCGAAGACTGCAATCCTGAGGTTGCTTGCTTCAAACTCAGCCTGTACTGCTCGCTCTACTTTACCCAGAGTCTTCTCAATCTCCACTTTGACCTCATCAACGTCCACCCCTTGTTCAGCCATAGCAAAGTAGTCAGCAGCAAGGCGAAAGAAAGGAGCGTTAGGAGGTAGCAAAGCAAGTAACAACTTACTTGAAAGGTTGTTAACCCCGCGAGCACCCATCCCTTGAAAGGGTGTAGGAAATGTAGTGGATTCATTGTGTCCCTCCGGTGGCATGATATAGGGAATGGTCAGCTCGGAAGCCTCCCTCGCCCTCGTAAGAAAAGTCTTACGGTCATCAGAACACTTATCATATAGAGAACGGATGCTTGTGATAACCATCAGACGCTCACTCCCGTACCCGCTGCCCCGTACTGCACCCCTGTAGTCTTCTTAATAACTAAAGACCCACGCGATGTGCCTCTGCGCCTCGTCTTCCCTGCTCTAGTGACTTTACCGCTTGGCCTTCGTTGCAACCTTTGAATGGTCACTGGCGCTGGGGCGGGTGGGGCGGGTGGTGGTGCTTTAGGTGCGGGTGGTGATCCTCCTCCGATACACATGATTCAACCTTTGGTTAAAATGTTCTCATTTTGTGCTTCATGCACTCGTTTCAAGAGTCTTACTACTGAAATTTGTCCTTGTAAATGAGAAATGTCAACGATGTCCTTACTTTCTGGTACAACATCGGGGAATCTACCGTTCAAAGCCTGAATTAATTCGTCCTTAATAACAGGGAAGTCTTGGTATTGTGTATCGTTATTGCTCATATTCTAATCCATTTTCTTGGAGTATAAACTGAACTCCCACAGCTAACTCAGATAGAGTCCCCTTGTTAGGGACAATCCAATCAACATCAATGTTAAGCATCTCTACTTCAGACTCGTGTAAAGAATATAGTATCCGCTTGCCGCAACCTACTACTCTAACAATGCTGGCATCATATTCCTCCTTCAAGAAAGCAGCTTCATTAAGGAACCTGACATCAGTAACTACAACTACATCAGCCGTCCTCGTCAAGAAATCCAACTGAGGTTTGATCTTGTTTATCCAATAGTTCCTATCCTTAGACCTCTTATTCTCAGTCCCCCACTTCTGAAGACCGATCCTATGTCTATGCTTGTCCACATAAAACTCATCAACATGCACACCCAAGTGGTCAGCGTACTCCTTCTTAACTTCATCACCGAAGGCTACCCTAACTACATCCAGCTTAGGTGTCATCGCCCGTAGCAGCTCAAACATAGTGTCCTTACCGCTACCCGCTACCCCAGTGATGGCAATTAATTTTGCTCTTTTGGCGGACTCCATAGTTTTACCTTTCCATCTGAGTACTCTCCGTGTCTAAGTATCCTAGCCACTCTCGCCTGTACTAAAGCGTGTTTGGAGGACAACCCTGCTGCATCATAGGCAGTGAGCACGGCTTGCCACATATCAAACAGGGTTTGCTTACCCTCTAGAACCTTCTCCGCTTTCTTAGGGCCAACACCCTTACACCCACCATAGTTATCCGTGGAATCTCCTACTAATGTCTGATACATGAACCAGTAGTCTGCTTTTTGTTCAGTTATAGCTACGACACCCAGCTCTGGTTTGTCAGGATTATATAAATTACAAGGCACCGTCTTGAAATCCTTATCAATACTGACAATCACAGACTCACTGTTACTGGATGCCTCTATGCCTATCGCATCGTCAGCTTCCAGAGTAGGAGTGACGCTTGCCTTCCAAGCATTCTCCATGTGTTTCCGAAGCTCTCCCAATATCATTGGCTTACGCTTTCCCTTTCGGTTGGCCTTGTAGTCAGGGTAGATGTCAGTCCTGTAGTTATCTTTAGAACTGAGGAACACTCTAAGTCCTCGCTCATCCTCAAGATTCGTTTGAATCTCTGCAAGCCACAGGTCAACTTGATTCCTTCCCTCTTTAGCGTCAGCATGAAGCGTCCACAGGTCATTACCCCAGTGTACTGGCTCTTCGCAAGCTGCACTAACTTTATACGCTAGTATGTCTCCATCAATTAATAACATTATTATAACTCCTCCTTTATTTCTTTATGTATTTCTTCTATTTTTCTATGTACTCCAATCAACCCTCGCATCCTTGCAATACCCACACAGATAGCACCGTGAGTCCTCTTGTAGTTACGACTTAATTCCATCACAGTGAATCCACTGTCCTTTAAGAGAAGCCACGCCATCTGTCGTGCATCCGCAAACTCTCGGCGGCGATTGCTCTCCCTTATACTGGAGATCTTTATGCCAAACGCTTTGGCGACTGCTCTATCTACATTTTTTATCTTCATCCTAGTGTGTCTCCGACCAGCTACTACCTACTTTAGCCTCCCCATCCAGAGGACAACGGAACTCAAAGGCTTCTCCCGCTTCTCGTATGGAAGCCACTGCCTCCTTGGAGACAACTTCAGAAAACTCAGGCCAACACTCCACTTGAAACTCATCGTGAACGTGGGCAACAAAAGCAAAGTCTCCATTAGGCTTCAGCCCTAGAGACTTCAGCTTATCAAACAGTATCACTGTAGCCTTCTTCATGAGCACAGCACCCGCCGACTGTAGCAGGGTGTTGAGGGCAGCGTGTTCGCTCCGTATGTGAAGCCTCCTCCGATCCAACCCCACCAGCCACTTCCGATTCTGTAAAGCGTTGGAAATTTTTCGCTTCAAAACTCCCAGTGCTGGGACAGACTCCAAGAACTGCTTCTTAATCTTTCGCCCTTCAAGCAACCCCTTGCCTATGATCTCACCGATCTTGGCATCACCAGCACCGTAGAGAAACCCATAGATAAATGTCTTGGCGTTGTCTCTTGTAGGTAGTCCCGCTGCTTCTTGATTAACAGTATGAATATCCTCTTCGAGAAGTTTGCGAGTGTACTCATCATCATTCATATAATGAGCCAAGCACCTAAGTTCAAGGCCACTGGCGTCACACCCAATCAAGACCATACCATCGGTAGGCTTGAACAAGGCTCGGTACTCGTTGTCCCTCGGCACTTGAGCCATGTTGGGGTGTCTATGGGTGCAACGACCAGTGACCGCTCCATTGGTAATAACAGAACCATGGAGTCTCCCGCCACGTTCCAGCTTGAGCCAGCCCTCGGCACCATCTCCGAGCTGTCCCATCCTTTTCTGTAGCAGAAGTATTCTAGAGAGCATCTGTGCTTCAGCGTAGGGGAGACTCCTTAACACTGTCTCATCTACCTTAGGCTTTCCGTTCTCTGTAAAATCCTTAGGTTCCCACCCCTTTTGTTTCAAACGCTCTGCGATATGATCCCTACTAAGGGAGTTAAAGGGGATCCTTTTGATCTTGTGCGGCCCTTTCTCTATATCTTTATCCTTAAAGCCTGAAGCTTTGGCTGCTGTTTTAGTTTCAAACAACTGATCTCCTGCTTTCCAGAAGGTGGACTTCATCTGCATCTCCTTGGGAGGGAAGACCTCCTGTAGTTGCTTATCCAATTCAGTCTTCTCAACAGCCAGCTTGGCATACAAAGCACCAGCCTTAGAGGTATCGAAGCCGAACCCTCGCTGTTCCTGTAGCGTCATGACCTCGGCAAACCTATGCTCCAGATCAATAGCTACCTCAGAGTACTCATCATTAGTAAGCCTGTAGAGTAGCTCCGCAGTCAGCTTGGTGTCTTGGAGACAATACTCTTGAAGCTCCAGTGACCACGCATCGAACCCATTGTTCTCTAGGAACAATCCCTTGAGCATACCCAAGCGGTACCCCCAAGACTTCAAGCTGTGCCTACCCACCATCTTGGAGGGAAACTCCTCGCCCTTACTCCTGCGGATACAATCCTTCTCTGCCATGTTGGGATGAATAAGACGACTCAATACCAGAGTGTCTCGCACCTTGGCCTTAGGTTTCCACCCCTTGAGTTTCTCAAGGACAGGTATATCATAATTAATAATATTATGACCCACTACTATGTCCGCTGTATCCAGCAGCTTGAGTCCATCTTCAATGGAACCTTCTGAAGAGTACTCATCATTAAACACCCACTCCTCCTGAGTATCAGCGTCCACTATAGCCAAGCAATGAATCTTGTTCACCTTAGGCATGAGGTTGTTAGCCTCTATGTCAAACACAAGACGTTTCATGGTTAAACCTCCTCCATAGCTGCCTCAGTCAACCTTCCGGTTTGACGAGAGTACTCCAGTGAACACGAGATACCCGTCTGTCCTGACCAACGGTTCTTTAGAACACGCACGGTCATTACATCAGGCGAGTCTTCATCCTGCTGGTTCCGCTCCAGACCAATCACAAGGTCACTGAGTTGGGCTATACCAGCCGACCCCCTCAGTTGAGCCAAGCTAGTGAACGCTCCCTCCTCATGTCCCCTACCATCGGGACGCTTGAGGTGGCTCACAAGTATGAGGGCAAAGTCCAACTCCTCTACAAGCGAGCGGAGCATGGTCATGGTGTTGTCAATCAATCGTCGCTCATCACCTGAGTCCATACCGCTGACGACAATGCTAAGATGATCCAAGAATATGTACTTACACTCACAAGCTGTGACCATGTACCTTATACGGTTCATCAGGTTCTCCGCATCAAGGGAACCGAAGTGGTCATACAGGAATAGTTTCCCTGACCCTACGGTAGCCTCAAACGCAGCTCTCTTTTCATTCTGATCTGCTGCATCTGGGTTGAGGTGGAGCTGCTTGTTGAGGTGCATACCCATAATACTCAACGAGGTACGCCGCACGTTTTCCTCCAGTGCTATGTACCCCACCTTATGATCACTGTTGATAAGGTTGAGAGTAATCTCCTTACATATTTGGGACTTGCCGATGCCTGACCCAGCGCACAGCGTAACGATCTCTCCACATCGTATGCCGTGTGTGTTGTGGTCAAGCGACTGCCATGGGTAAGGGACTGAGGTACACACTAGTTCCTTGGATACTGTATCCCATAGATCAGTACCATCCACGATACCGTCAGGTCTGAACGTCTTGGCGTTCCAGATAGCTTGGATTACCTCCGCTTCCCTCCCTGCTACCAACATATCATTGGCATCCTTCAGAGGAAGCGTGGCAATCTTCGCCTTACCTACTGGTAGAGCAGCCGAGCAAGCCTTAGCCGCTTTATGTCCTGCCTCATCGTTATCGAACATGAAGATAATCTCTTCAAACCGAGCTAGATAATCCAAGTTAGCGGCGATTACTCGTTTCCCTCCTGCCGCGCCGTTGGGCAGCGACACTACGGGCCACTTGTACTCATTGATTTGGCTAACACTAAGGGCATCTAGCTCTCCCTCAGTGATTACCAACTTCTTGCCCCCATTCCATAGGTGGGAGCCGTAGAACCCAGCCTTTGAGAAGTCTCCCAAGGCTAGAAAATTCTTGTTGGGTAGGCGTACCTTCTGCGCCACGATCTTACCGCCCTCATTTAGAAAGCTGGCGATGTGACAGGTAGTACCTTGGTGAAACCCTACCTCATACCTCCACTTGCGACAGGTTTCCTCAGTCAGTCTCCGATTACGAAGTTCTTTAGAGCTTCCCCGCAGGAATCCTCCTTGTCCTTTGACTTCAGTATCTTCATCAAGTTTCGCGTGTCCGTTCGAAGAACCTCTCTCTTGATCTTGGAAGAGGGTTTCGCAACTGAAACAGTATCCGTGTCCGTCGTCATAGATTGCCTTCGCATCCGACGATCCGCATTGTTCGCATGATTCATGTCTAATAAATGTAGCTTCTTGTGTTGTTGTTGTCATTTTTGGTGCCGATCTGTGAACCACTCAGGAGGGACCTCCTTATGCGCCCACTTAAATCCATGTTTGTCACACCACATTGCACAAGTCGTCTTGGATCCTACTCGGATCGGAAGCTGTGCGTTCTGGAATACAAATCGTAAGTCCAGAGTCGGGTGCTGTTCTTTAATCCATAAATGTTTCTTCCGATCCGATGCTTTGAAAAGTCCTTTAGCCTCTATGTAGAAGCCGTGCTTAGTCAGGTGGAAGTCAGGCTTGTAGTACCTCTTCTTAGCTGGCTGAACAAAGTTGACCTTCCCCGATTCGTAGGCGTATTGCTGCCCAGCTCTGTCCAGCCGAGCAGCAACGAACGCCTCGAATTGGGATCGGAAACTAGGCAAGCCTAGAGTTCCTCGTTTACGTCAGCCAAGGCTACTTCCTTTTTCTCGGAAGGTGCCTCTGGAGTCTTCGCTTCACCTTCGGGAGACTTGTAGCCATCCTGTTTAGTGAAGCCCAGCGCAGCAGCATCCTGCTTGATGTACTCCCGCAGCTCAACTACTTGCACAGCGTTGAGTCGGAAGGTCAACCCACAGCCCAACGCTGGAGTGAAGTAAGCAGCAGGAACAAAGTTCACAGCAATCCTACTACCGCCACCGATGGTGCCGCCGTTGTATCCTTCAAGCTTGGAGTCGTACAGCTTGGGCCGTTGAGTCCAGCTCTTGCCTGTCTTGGTGGTGACATTGTGCTTCATCTTGAACTTGAAGTCCCAATCACCTGTCTCATTACCATCGTCATCTACTGATGGTTTGATGGGGAGCGGAGCTTTCTTGAGGTTAGGCTTACGCTTGTTCTTACTCTCCTCTGTGTGCCAATCATCCAACATCTTCTCAAGGTGTGTGATGAGTGGGCGAGCGTCCTTCTCAGTCAGCCTCAGGTTCACGCTGAACTCGCCAGCGGATTGAAACTTGTAGTCAGGCTCTTGCAGCCGAGGGTAGATGGCAACGCCAGTAGGCGTGTTGATTTGATTGTTATTTTCCATTTTTTTTTGCTTTAGTTTTTGCGATTGTCTTGGCCGTAGCCAAGCGTCAGCGATACATATACCTCGCCGTGAGAATCTCGTCAACAGAAAAATCACCAACAAGTGACGAGAAATCACCAGCTAATCCAGTAACTAGCTGATTATCAACCCCTTCCGAGGTCAAAATTTTTTCAATAAAAACTCTGGGGTCATCACCAAACACCTCCAAGTAGCTATGTTTAACGTCCTCAATCAACCCGCCAATCTCGGAGGCGTGGGCAGCAAATGAATCATGAACAGCGGCTACTGCGGGTGCCTTGGTTTTCGACAGTGCCAAGTGAAGGACAGCGGCGTCTAGGCTGTGTATGAGGTTCGGCACGAAGGCGCGACTCATCTTAGCCGTGTCCACTTTGGGTGTCTCTTGTCTGTAGGTTATCGACCTCACCCGCCCGAAGAGTAACGACTTCACCCTCTTGGCTGTTGATTTGTAGTAGACCTGACACACGGGGAACCCGCTAGGGCTAGTCCACACTAGGGGTATCTCTAGTAGTACTCTAGGTATATACTCTAGGTATGTCATTAATCTTTGATACTCTGGGTATAGATCATAAAATACATTAACTATAGTTGAAGCTAGGTATCCCGCCGACTTCCTCAGTCTACCATCGAATACTTTAGCTTCCTTCTGGTAGTACCACTGTATAACCAATTCCTCGGCGCGGTATTGGGTACAACCATAGGGTATGGTCATGATGATTGTCTTTACCAAGTCCCTGTCCAGTTTTAGCTGCATCCAATCCCACCCTAGGGTTGAGGACTGAAGCTTGGCTTCTACCGCTCCCAGAACCTTCAGGTAGATATCAACTGGACTGTCGTTTCTTGAGGTGCAGTTAGTGTCTACTGCTCCTTTTTCGTAGCGCATCATCAGGCTCATTATCTGAAGCCCATTGCTGGATGCATCTACGGTGATCGGTAGATTACTGACGGCCAGACTATGATTCAACCATTGAGCAGCCTCCAGACACCACGCAAGGAACTGCCAAGGTTTCTCGGCGTTAGACCACCATAGCTGGGCTGTCGGATCCTCGGCTGTTTCTCTGATCAAGTTCTGGTGCCTTGAGATCCACTTCCGGGCAGCAACCGGAGTCATGGTTTCACCCCAGAGTTCGGGGCCGTATCTCAAGAACCAGCCCTCTGCTTCTGCGTTCATTGGCCGGGATTCCGAGAAGTGGAGAAGCCCTCTCCCCAAGTCGGATCCTTGGAAGTTAAGGAAGTTAGGGACTGCGTAAACTCTTCCTCTAAAGTCGAACTGATGTGGAAAATAGAACTTTGGAGAGTCCTTAAAGCGATTTGCTGCCCATAAAATTTTTGAAATCAAAAGTCTGGAGCCTCTCAATTTCAGGTCGCTTTTATGAT